CTCGATCACCTGCTCGATGCCACCAGCTGGTGCGGTGACGGTGCGAACGTTGGCGCTGTCGGTGAAGGTGATCGACTGGCCGGATGTGACCACCCGCCAGCGGTCGAGCGTGTACTGGTTGGCGCCGCTGGTAGCAGTGCCTGAAACGTAGCCGCGCTGATTGATGATCGGGTTGCCATTGATCAGCAGGTTGCGCATCCCTGCCAGCGGCCCACCATTTATGCTTGGAACGATGATGTCACCAGTGAAGGTGCCACCAGTTTTAGGCATAGCAGCGTTGGCAGTAATCTGTGCGGCACCCGCTGTATTGATTGCTGTTGTGGCATTGGTTGATGCAGTATTTGCGGTACTGACAGCAGAGTTGGCTGCACTTAGAGCACTATTTGCGGTACTTGCGATACCATTAGCTGTTACACTTGCGGCATTGGCAGTTACGGTCGCGTTGTTTGCCGTATTAGTAGCAGCAGTGATCTGTGCTTGAAGGCCGGCGGTTGACTGATTTTCAGCAACAGTGGCAATCTCCTGTGAAACATACAGCACTTGAGCAAAGTTATCGTTCAGATCCTGAGCCCTTACAGCCGATCCTGGAAAAAACGTAGCCTTAGTTTCTGTGCTAGCAGTTTCACGGTAGATCCTTACTGCTGCCCCATTAGCTGGAGCAGTGTTGAACTGGATAGTCGTAGCGTTGGCCAGGGTATATGCAGTTGTAAGAGTCCCGTTGACTTCAACTTTGATGTCGGACTCATCAAGATATGGAAAGGTAAAAGAAAAGAGAATGGTTGAACCATTCCCTGTGTAGGTATTCTGAGTAGTAGCCATTTCGCTTACTTGTTCCTAAGTTGAAGGAAGGTTTGAGCTTGTTGCTCGGCTGTGGAGTAGTTCCCACCGCGGGTATTGATTACAGCCAGATCAGAAGCCTTCTTGGTAGATACGGCTTTGACTACGTCTGGATGTGTTTGGATCGATGCCCATGCCTTGCGACGAGCTTCATCAAAGGCATTACGGATAAGATCGGTATGGAGATATCCCTTCATGGGATCGATGAACCTACGACCGTTGCTACGGTCCCAATTCATCCGATCAATGGACTGCTGCACATCACGGCGAGCCGATAACTTATTCAGCGTATCTTCAAGATTCTGCTGACCAATTGCACGTTGGTACAAGGAACGGACTTTGGGATTCTGAGCAAGAGACACACCAGTTGGCGTCGAATACGTCGAAAGACGCATGTCATACCCACTGTTGAACAGCATGGTTCTGCCAGGGCCGTTATCCAAATTCAATTGGACAGGACTGATAGCGTTGAACATCCGAGTGGGGAAGTCCCAATCACGGATGGGCTTGCCGTTTAACAGGTCGTACTTGATTGGTAGTGGATCGGAGGTAAGCGTCTCACTACCCAGGTTTCGGTTGCGAATAGCATCCTCAATGGACGAACTGAGTTCACGGGTGTGTGGGCTGATAATGCGCCCGATCTCATTCCGAAGACCAGCAAGCGGGACTTGGTTATTCAGGAGACCAGCCACAATCCGAGGGCCAGCCTTTGCATCACCAGAGAAGAGGTCTACGAATTGGGAGAGACCCTCAAGGTAGGACTTACTGGTGACCGTCTGTGCAATAACAAGGGAGTACTTGAGAAGGTTTTGTTCAGTCCACTCCGGTCCCATCATCTCGGAGTGATCACCAATGTCAGCCACAGCAGCGAGTATCTGGTTGAACGGCTCAAAGGAGTCGTAGCTAACCCAGACATCACCCATCCGAATGCTGCGGGGTTTCCAGCCAGCATCTTCCCAGAGAGCACGTTTCTGACGGTCAGTCGGTCCGTTGCCAGTTAGCCCACCATTCATGAAGTATTGGCCAGCCATGAACATGACCGAAGAGCCGATAGCTAGACGGCCAGCTTGTAGAGCCTTTGCATTGGCAAGGTCTTGTGCTGTTTCAATGCCGTACTTAGCAACCCCGGACAAGTCATCTGCAGAAGCAAACGTGATGTCATTAAACTCCTTAACAAGGAAGTTGAATACAGGGGTGTATTTAGCAGTCAGTTCAAGTCCGTTGACACCAGTACGAGCAAATAGGAAGAACGGCTTTGCCCAAGGGTTAGCTGCAAAGACTTTCTCAAGACCAGCTGCAAAGCCAGAGAGATCCTTGGTAAGGGTTGTCTCCTTTCTTGCATAATCAGCTGCTGCATCCGTGAGATTGCCTTCACTGTCGAAGATCTCAGCTGTGAAGCGGTCTTCAAATCCTTTGATTAGATCAGGGGTCACCTCAAAGACATCACCATTCCGCTTGAGGTCAATTGCCTCAGCCAGTGCCTTTTCACGTGCTCGTGCCCGTCCGATGATGTACCCAAAGGCATCATCAGTAGCCGCCATTAGCTTCGTGGAATAGGTCAGCAACGAGCTATCATTCATTGCTCGTGCCATGTTGGCGATACGGTAAGCAGCCTTATCAGATACGGTGCCGCGAGTCTCAGCCCAATGACCGAACAGTTCCCACTGCTCATCCTTAGAATTGTATTCAGAGAAGCGAGTACGAACTTCAGCAATATCACCATTCCAGTAGGAGCCAAGTTTGGTCTTGAAGAGTTGGAACGCCTCAGGAACGGCTTGGATCATGGCATTGGTAGAAGCCAAAGAAGTGCGTAGGGTGTCACCATCGAACCTCATTGCAGCACCCATTGCTGTGGCAATTGGGCGGAGGAAGGTGGCAGTAGCCGTACCCATGACAGCCCGAACTGGAGTCTTGGGGCCGCTAAGGATGCTATGAACCATCACACCCTCAAGCTCCTTAATCAGGAGTCCAGTCTTCTTGACACCCTCCTCCGTTGTTTCGCCAACCAAACGCTTACGCATGAAGTTGTCGAAATCAGTCCAGTTGGAGATCTTGTTGGACATGGAGAAGGCTTCAACCACTGCTTGGAGGAAGTCATCGGTAGGAGACTGGGCAGCTAGTTCGGTCATCATCTGGACCGCACTACGGGATTCCTCGTGCAGCTGAGCAAGCCGTGAGGTACGTTGACGAGCGGCCTTAGCAGGATCATTCAGCTGTAGTTTTCGGAACTCGTCAGAGATGAGATACCGTGAACGTTTGACGTTTGTCAGACCGACAATCAAACGGTCAGCGATGGTTTTTAACGGACCATCCACATCCATCAGATCGGCAACATCCTTCAATTCACGGCTTGCAATGCCAAGATCACGGAGCTGTTTGAACAGCGAACCGTTAATCAAGTCAGCAGCAACGACGTTCTCCATAGCCCAGGCTTCAGCACTGTCCTTACCACCAGTGACAAATGCTTGATCTTCAAGGATCGGCTTCCAGAATTCATCTGGTGTCATAGAGGTGGCATCACGACCCATCACCTCCTGCATACGTTCCATAGCATCGCCGAACACATCCTCAAAGGAGAGGCGTCGAGCACGGAGATCACCAAGGAGCGAACGCATCCGGGCATCCCCAAGGAGATCCTTGGCAACAGCCTTCAAATCCTTGGCTTCCATGTCTGCTGTCATGGCAGATCGCTCAGCTGCAGCGGGAGTCATGATCGAGTCAGTGGAACCGTTTTCAGACCCCCATTCCCGTGATGTCCGCTTTAGCTGTTTGGCGATGTCGTAGGACTTACCTGTCGAGTTGGGAGAGCCCTGCCAGGAGTCAGCTATAGGCTTGTTCTTATGGCCACGGAAGTTTGGATCTTCGAGTTCGACTTCTGCTTTTTCAAGTACTTGGTTCTCGATGTTCTGGCTACGTTCATCGGCCTTACGCATCGCCCGTTCAGTGTTGGTCTCAGGAGGTGACCAGCTGGCATAAGCAGACCTTTTCCCTTTAGTGCGGATCATCTGTTCGATCTGCTGTTCAGGGGTAAGTTTGTTGAAGTCGATGCCGTTCTGGAACAGACGCTGGGCAGTTTCATTACGCAGGTCTTTGTCTACAGCAGCTTTTGCAGCTTCTTCGGCAGCAGTACGCTTTTTCTCCATTACGGAGTCAATTGTCTCAAGTGCCTTGCGATCAGGCTTGCCGGTTCGACTGAGAGCATCACGCCCCTTACCAATTGCAATGGCGACACCGTCAGCAACAACACCAATACCCATACCCTCAACGACGTTCTTAAGAGTCTTGAGGGCTGGGTGGTCGGAGTCCTGAGTAGCCAGTGGTGTGTTGAGATGTGGGTATCGTTTAGCCAAAGCTCCAAGAGCATTGTTGCCTTGTGAGTATTCAGAGACCAGATCGCTTGCAGCGCCAGTTACAGCTGCCTTAGCGATACTGTTCCGTGCGATGGCACTACCGATTGACGTAGAAGCTGCTTTGGAGACTACATTTCGTACACCTGGAAGACGTGAAGCACCAGCTACAGCCAGTGCCATCGTTCCGAAGTGGACACCACCTCGAAGGAATTGTCCCCACCATGTCTTGTTGATTGGGTTCAGTTCACCACCAAGAGGATTCCAGTCAGGTTTGTAGTCATCACCCTTCTGCTCCATCTGACCGTTAGCCATGTCAGCGGCACGTTCAGGGGCAGTAGCAATGGAGCTGACGGTATCTCGAACACCACCCATGAGGGCGTTGCCGATCTCTTTCATATTCTCAGCTGGCCCAAACTGTTTTGCAGGCTTGGCAGCATGGCTATCTTTCTGAAGAGCTTCTTGCTGAGCCTGTTGTTGGGCAGCAATACGAGCTTGGTCTTCAGCTCGCTTCTTCTCCTCATCCTCCCTTTGGAGTGCGTCTACAGTTAGAGATGCATTCCCTTGGAGATGTTGAGTATTAACTGCACTTGGATCAATCATTGTTTACCGTAGTAATTAGGCATTTACGCCATGGAGGAATTGATAACGCCGACCATCGGGAAGCTCAATGATGGTGTGGTCAGTGCCCCCATCACCTTTGCGAGATCCAACGACCCTTGCTCCATTAGCAAGGAAGACAGGAGTCCCATCAGGTGCTGCAAAGTCATGACCAAAGCTATTCCTGTTCCGATGTTTGCGGTCATCATCTGTCGTCACAGTCCCTTGGGAAAGAGGACGACGTTTTGGACCGACTGTCACATACTTATCCAATTCCGATTTGGTGATTGGAGGCAGGTTTCGGTCAGTCTCCATAGTGCCTGCTTTGACAGGTTTGACATCAAGGTGTGGACCCGTAGATCCGTAACCACGACTGCCAATCTTGTACACCAGACGGGGGAGTAAGTTCTGAGGATCGTTGAAAGGAGAGTTGTTATTGAACTGCGCTACAGCACGTTGAAGTACTGCATCAGGAACCTTCCGCAATCCGATCCATTCATTACGCAAGCCGACCATTGCATTGCCACGGGCCAAGCGGCGACGAGCAAGGGCAACAGCTAGTTTGTCCTGTGTGGAGGCATCGAACCTATCGTTAGGTGTCGCAGCACCATTCTGAATCAGATCTTTGAGGGTAGAACCGATGATCTGGTAACGACCCGCAGCATGTACCTTGTTACTAGCTTGGAGGTTCATGACCTCAGCTACAGACATCTGACTCAAGCCACGGCCAAACAGGTTCTTAGAGTTTGCAGAGCCATAAGCGACAGTGCCACCAGCAGCACCACCCGTATTCATGGCGTCATAACCGCCGTAGGAAGTGGATTCTTTGCTGGCTACAAGGTCGAGGAGTGGGCGGTATCCCTCAGTCATCATTGCAGCTCTGTTGGCACGAGCAGCCGTTGGCCTCCAGTTAAACAACGCACGTACCTGTGGGTCTTGCTGATCGACGTACTCAACAGCCCTTGGACGTAGCAGAGACCCTTTGCCAGCTGCTTGGAGCTGTGCGTTTGCGATATCCCAGGCAGTTAGGTTGCGGTGACCCTGAGCGAGTTGGTAGTAGATAAGAGGGATCTTACCTTGTCCAGTTTGTGCGTACTTTTCAAGCACCGCAAGATCACGCTCGGTGCCAGGAAGAATTGCGGTATTAACAAGGCTGGTATCCTTAGACCACGCACTGCTAGCACGGGCATAATTCATTCGAGCTTGTTGGTCAGTAGCTGACGTTGGCTTGATTGAATAAGTACCTTTGTCAAAGTTCTTCTCAACACGTTCGATTGCCTTGATGTGGGCGTCGGCCTGGTTGTAGCCAGACCTAATATTCTCCCGATAGTATCTATCATAGGCATTCTGTGCGTTGTAGAATGCGTTGACATACTCTGGGGTCTTATCAGTGCTACCTTCAATGGACTTATGACGTTCAGCAGCAAAGGCGGCAATCTTTGCCTTGGCCTCATCTGCATACGTCTTAGGTACTTCTGAAAGAGCTTTATCTTCTTTGACGTACCCGATCATCTGCGAATAAAGTGTGGCTGACACACTACGCAGATCCTCTTCGGTTAGATAACCACGGGAACGACGAAGGTCCAGCAACCGTTCTTTGTCTAGGTCGTCCTGACGGTCTTCCTTGGACATGTAGTTCTTGAGCCAATCAGGGGCTGGACCAAGACCTTTAGCTTCATAGTCATCAGCGACAGCACGGAGTTCAGCTTCGCTCCAATCGCGACCTTCAGATCGACGCTCTGCGGTTTGCTGATCGAAGACAAGTTTGAATTCGCTCTGTGAATCCTGCTGACGCGTCAGCTCTTGTTGAAGCTCAGTACGGCTGGCATTGAACAGAAGGTCTTTGACCTTTGTGAAGTCTCGGCCCCAATACTCACCCACCTTTCGCATCGACCCGTCTTTAGCTTCGAACTCATGATTGAGGATTGCATCGACTTCCTCTTGGCCGATTTGCCTAGAATTGATGAGGTTCTCGAGGATCTCGATACCAACTTTTCTGCTGTTACCGACACCACCAAAGTCACCAGAGAAGCGATTGATAAATTCAATCAGAGTCTCTCCACCACGGCCTGCCTTGATGCCTGTGTAGAGCGTATCCTGAGCCTCAGTCTTTCGTTCCTCCTTAAGCATTGCCTGTTGGGTTTCTGCCCAGTCAGCAGCTGCCTTGTTCTCGTACTGCCGGATTGCAGGAAAGAGGTACTTGTTCAGCAGTGCAGGGTTGAATCCAACAAACTGACGCAAGTACTGGTTTCTAATCTGTGCTTCAACAGCAGCCCGTTCAGGACTGGTCTTCGCTGTAGCTAGGGTGACCTCCTGGCCGTTGATGTTGACAGCAGTGTTTTCCGCAGCAGAGGCGTAGAAGCGGGAGTAACCGGCAGCAGCTTGCTCAGCCATGCCACGGGCATAGCCGTAGGCTTTCCATCCACCGAGGTTGCGGAACTGCCTGACGACATCCACAGGAGCACCATCGGCCTCTGCAGTGGCAGCAACAGTCTTGAAACCCGATTCAGCTTGCAGGATGGTTTTCTCGGCATCCTCAAACTGTTGTACAGCTGGTTCTGGAATACCATCGGTGTAGGCAAGCATAAGACCAGCTTCTTCGTCAGCTTGGTTCTTCTGCTTCACCTGCTCTACAAGAGTGTTAGAGAGTGTTTCAGAGAAGGCTGCAAGGTTCGTAAGCTTATTCAGTTCAAACTGTTGGAGACCAGCACGTCGTGAGTTATCAAGACTACGTTGCTCGGTTTCCATGTTCTGCCGTAGCAGAGGAGTCACATCAGGTGCATTAACTGGGCTAAAGCCTTGGCTTTGAGCAGACCCCTGAAAATTGACTCGATCTTCAAATTGTTTCATCAGGCCAACCTAGGTAGCGAAAAAGCTAGTTGTGTATTGTTTCCCATAGACGATGGGAATGAGTTCTGACCAGAGGACGGGTTGAAGCCGAAGCCACCACCAGATGGAGCTTTAAGTGAGTTGTAGGTATTGAAACCACTCATCAACGAATTACCAATCATCAATGCAGTATTCATCCCACTCATCCGAGGAGCCGGGATGTTGGCTTCCATCGACGGTGGAATAGATACACCCTGCCATGTCTGATAATCTGCACTCAAGTGCTGACGACCAATCTCCTGCATGTTGCGAGCAGACTGCCCACGAGCACTGGCAAGGCTTTCCGCCATGACTGCTTGCTGACGACCAAAGTTACCAAGGGTTGAAACAAGATTGCTTCGTCTTGCACTGTTGCCGTACCGCTCTCGTGCGTTGTTCTCACCTTGTGCCTGAATCAGATTCTCAAGCATCCCTTGTCGTTGGAATGCAGTTTGAGTGAAGACCTCGTTCAGTCTGCGTTGTTCGGCGGCATATGCGCGGTTAGCTGCGTCAGCGTTGAAGCCCTTTTGGGTATTGGCTTGATCCAGCTGACGGCTAAAGATGTCTCGACGCTGGCGGTTGCCAGCATTGATCATTAGGTTTTGATAGGTGTTGTTATATGCGGCAGATGCAGCTTCATTAGCAGAGGAACTTAGACCTCCGAAGATACCAAGTGCTGCCTGGCCAACGCCTGCGATTATTGGTAGGACCATAGTCTCACAAATTCAACAAAATAAAGGTTGTTGGGGCCGATAGGGAGGACACGCAGGAACTTGAATCCCAGGTGCTTAAGCAATTTCAGGTGAGCTGTATTCCTGATATCTGCATAGTTGTACAAAATAGGATGAGGCAACGAATCAATCCACTGCCTTGCCTGCTTAACGAATGAGATCGGGAAGCGTTGTGTCTCGTTCGTGCAGTGCATCCAAACGCAGCCACTATCATCTACGCCAGCTACACCGGCAGCCTTGCCGTCAGGAGTATCAAACACAATGGTGTTATCAGAGACCACACCAAGTGAAATAGAAAGGACAGGATTCAGTCCCGCCCCTTCTACAATCTCTTGGAGGTCATCTGACCGAAGGTTAAGTGCAATATCAGCAACGTCTGAAAGCTTTGCTTGCCTAAGCTTAAACACGCTTGTAGAAGCCGTTGTTGTACCGTCCTTCCCAATTCAAGCTAAGCAGACTCACAGGGAACGGTGTGTCACCCACAATGCGAACCATCAGGTTCTTGTTCCGTTGGTACAGCGGTACGTTATGGACGGCATCCGTTGCAATGTTCACACTGTTCAAAACATACTGGTTGGGTAGTGTGACATTCACTGTCTCCTCCCAGGTCGGTATGCCGGTGATGTTGATCCGATAGGTCACAGGACCGCTGAGGCCAGTGGATACCTTAATTCGATGGATGATAAGATCTGCGGTGAAGTCAGACGCTGCAGTTTCATTGTCTGATTTAATCAGATAGAACTTAGGCAACTCAACAGTCATGTCATAGAGATACCCGATGATCAGATCACGACCACGGAAATCACCGTCTAGATCGAAGTAGTACTGACCGCCAGCGCTTGAGACTGTTGGGTATTCAACAGCTCCAACTGACTGGTTGGTCACACTACTGGATCCACCGATGTAGCCACCAAGAATCACAACCGACAGGGTCTTGCCGGTGAAGTGGTTGTAAGGGAGGTAGACACGAGTGGTGTCTGCTACAGAGTTGTAGGTCCGATACGGGTTGATGTTCCACATATCAAGACACACATCTGTCTTCTCACCTGTTGGCAGTGTCAGGAATCCTTCCTCACTGGCTTGGGTAAGATCCATTGACACGACGTAGACCTTGGTGCCATCGGTTACCGTGGCGTAGAAGGTGCTGATATCAAAGAACTGGTCAAGAAGGTTTCCAGTAAGCTCCCACTTGTACCATGATTCCAATGGACGCTTCTCACCTTGTTGGAGGAAGCGGTATTGGTAGATGGTGTTAGATCCCTTTGTACCAATCGAGATCATCGACAGTCCAGGTGACGAGATCATCGAGTTAACTGTACTTGGAATCAATTCCGGTACAACTCGTGTCTCATCAAACATGAACGGTGGAGCGTTATTATTGATATCCATCAACTCAAACACACGGGTGTAGAGCGGTGTCTTTGAGATGAATGCTAGTGTTGTACCAAGAGCAACAGCTCCAACCTTGGAATCACACTCGTAATTCGACAAGGTGTTGATCTTAGCTGTGTTGGGGCTGAGGATGTCAGAGTCAGTTGTCAGCAGGAACTGTTCTGTCTGACCAAAGATCACAAGACCAACGCTTGTGGTCTTCACGTAGTTCAGCGTAACGGGCTTAGTGGACGACGCAGTAAGATCAATAGGATCATCACTGGAAACCGTCATTGCCGTGGTGACAAAGAAATTGAAGTAGTCTCCAGCTTTGCTTAGGATGACCGCTTCATTTGCCAAGAAGCCAAGTCGATTCCGATAAAAGAAAAGGCTTTGGATCGTTGAACCGATGAAGCTAGGCAGTGGGTTTGTGTTGTTATCACCAACAAGCCTGTCCTCCCAGTCAACTGGTTGAAACTTGAATGAACCGTTGGCTTGCCTTACCAGCTGGTGGGGCATCGTAAGTTCATCAAGCTGATACGTAATGCCAGGTGCATTGGTCTCTTCCCACGTACCAGGACCGTTGGTTGCAGAGTTGGTTGTTTGGAATTCAACCCACATGTCATCGATGTCAACCTCATTGCTGTTGACTACTTTGACCTTGTAACCTTTACGGCATTGAGAGGGTAGCCGCGTGATATTGGTGATCTGATCTTGGAAGACGTAGAGACCATCATCTTCCGTTGAACCACGGGTTTCAACCGTAAAGGCAGTAGCTCTGGTGATGTAAATACCAGGACCAACTACGGTTGCACTGTAGGCCCCACTAGCGTTGATTGCGTTGGTAAGGTTGACAACGATGGTCTCAGCGTCGGCAACACCTGCAGCTGTGGTTGCTGGCGTCGTGTAGCTGAACGTAGTGCCATTCAGGATGACCTGATACTTGGCGTTGTATGCGACAACATTGACAACAACAAATGCTTGGTTAGGCAGTGCTGCAACAGTGGTTGCCTTCATCTGAACCACCTTCTGTCTGTTCAGTACAAAGGTGTAGTCATTCAGAGTGAGAAGTTCAATGTCATCAGCAGTTGCTCCAAACAGGTATCCATTGCTTGGAATGGTTGTGATGTTGCAGTTCGTGATCTGAGTGTCATACAACCCCTTCTTAGTTGCTTCATCAGACACAGCAGAGTTGTAGTTGTTCTGTGCCGTAGTGAGGGCTGTGAGGGCCGTGGAGAGCTGTGCAGGCGTGTGCGTTGCTGGCACAGGCCGTTCCACTTCAAACAGCTTGTAGCCGCTCTGAGCCACCAATGGGTGTTGGTTGGTTCGCTCTGCTCCTACGACATAACCAGACGGCAACGTGGTTGCAGCAGAGACCACCACACCGCTGACTTTAACTGTGTAGTAACCAGTGCTTGAAAGTAGGATGCCAGAGACCACATACTCTTGCAGGTCAGCATATGGGTAGTTATAAGCTACTTCAAATAACGACTCTGAAGTGGAGTTCTGTCCGTCCAATGCTTCTTCATACGTAGCTTGTGCAGCATTCAGCTGATCAAGTCGCGTAGCAGTGGTAGCCTTAGCCGTGTTGTAGTTCAGCAGTGCTGTCTGAACGTTGGTGTAGTTACAGGTTCCAGGCACACCAGCATTGGTGCCCATATCAACAGTTCGAGGAGAGCCATCCAACAGGCTCCAGATCTTGAAGGTGTTGTTAGCAAACTGACCAACGTACTTCTCAGCGTCATCACGAAGGATCGAGAAGAACTTACCAGTTGGTGATGCATTATACAGGTCTGCAATGAACCGCCCACCTGGACGCTTGAGAAGACCAAGGGCATAGTCAGGGAAGACATTCACTGCATCCCGCACTTGCCCAGGAAACTTACGATTATCCGGTTGTTGAGAGATCCCAAGAAATAGGTTGGGAATTCGTTGCGTGACAGTACTCATCGTGCAAGCGCCTTAAACGGCTGGTAGCTGTTGTAGTAGTTCTCACCATCACGGAAGCCAAACATGGAGTAGTCACCTTGTTGGCATTCGTACTCGATAGCAGCTGCCCTTGTGTACGCCTCTTGCTCTTTGAGAAGTTCATTGATCTCCTTATCACCAATCATCTTTGTTGCGCACATCCGGGCAGCACGGGCAGTGATATATGCCTGGATAGCAGGAGGAAGATCTTGGAAATCGAAGTACCAAACGATGTCAGCCTGGATTGGCTCTTCCCATTCAAAGGTATGGTTCAATCGGTCGTAGAGCTTCCCATTCCGACGAACCGGGTCGTAGTCAGCGTAATGGGCTTCCCTGTTGGTATCAATCTGAAGAGCGTTGAACGGATACAGGATCTCCTTGGTTACTGCATCAGGAGTCAGTTCGTAGTTCCGTTCGGTATTGAAGATCCACCCCTCTGCTTGAACCATGCGGCTCACCTCACGCAGAGTGTTCAATACGATGGCAACCTCAGGGTTCTGCAGGTCAAGGGTGGTGACAGGTGCCTGCCCCACCGAGCTAAGTATTTGATTTACAGCATCCAGTTCGGTGGACACAGCATAAGTAGGAAAAGACATCTGCCTTATTAAGAGAAGAAAGG